ATCAGGGACACTTTGTGAAGTGTCTTCCTCTTCGTAAGTCTCAGGGTCAGGACGCTTAGGTGTAACCTTAAGCACAGAATTGAGACGTGCTTCCAATTCTTCGTAAGATTTAAACTGTGATGGGTTGGTAAAGTCCTTAAGACTATAAGATTGTTTCCAAACTGCTTCCAACTCAGCGTCAGTCATCTTACCAAGAGTAGATGGGTTAGCAAACCCACTCTTATCATAATTCCAGAAACCTGCAACCTTACAGATCTTCAGACGGAAGTCCGCACCATTCCAAAGATCGAATGGATTGATTGCTTGCTCGTCTTCAAACTCAGGTTGTGCAGCAGCGACGATCTTGTCATGAATCTTCTTACCATACTTGTAGAGGAAGACCTTGCCCTCATTCTCAGGATTCATTTCATCCTTAACAACATAGATGTTGCTGTAGTATGAGAGTTTACGCTTCTGCTTTCGTGCAATTTCCTTGTCAGAATCGTTGCCACTATTCCACAACTCTCGGTTGAGGTCAGAGACAGGATCCTTTTGTCCTAGAGTAGTCAAACTATTTTCAATATACCATCCACCAGGACCTTGGAAGGCATGACTCCAAACCTGTGCCCAAGGAAGGTCTTCCCCATCAGGCTCTGGAAGGAATCGAATAACAGCATACCCATTACCGCTCTTGTCAAGAGTTGGTTTCCATAGACGCTCATCAACTTGAGCACTGCCCGCAGGCTTTTGTAGTTTCTCAATCTCCTTTGTAAGTTTTGCAAAGGAAGATCCAGAAGACTTCTTGAGTGATGCAAATGACATTTTTGTATTCTCCGTGTTTGTATTTGGCATTAGTGCCACCATTCATGGTGACATACTATTTAGGTCTTGTCAAGACCTTGTGTTTTATTCCTGATAATTATATTCTCTCCATCATGTGTGAAAATAATCTCGTCATCGGGATCCCAAAGTAACTCCTCCATGACATCATTCAAACGTTTCATGTCTTCCCATAGTTGATCAGGATTCGGCATTGTTTAACTCCTTCTTCCATCCTAACAATTTATCTTCCATAACTTGTAGCACAGACATGAGATCCATACCACCTGTCGTCTTCATTGATAGTGTGTCTACTCTGTCCTTAATATATGCAACAGACTCATCGCTATCATCTTCATGTGATGCGAGTGCTAGTCGTGCATAAAATAACTTCTGTTTAGCAATCAACTCTAGCGTCTTGTTGATGTGCTCAATTCTTTTCTTGACATCATACTCTGCAAAACCTGCAGACATCTTTAGCAAGTCAGTGTAACATACTTGGATGTCTTCGAGTGACTCTCTTACTTGATCGCTGTGGAAAAATTCTTCTTTCTTGGTCATAGTGGGAGGACACCTCTTGAGGTGCGTTTAACGTAATTAAGTTGTTGAGCATCCCATTTGATTTTATCTTTCAATGGTCGAGAGATCAGTTTATTAACAACTTCAATCTCTATTCCATACTCTTCACATACTGTAGTGACTGCTTCAATATAATTTAGCAGTCCTTCACTGTCTTTAACAAGGTTTTCTACCAGTGAAGTAAATTTACCTTGTGTCATAAATTCCTTTTCAATATCATTCATTTGGTGACCTCCACATACATGCGAGAGACTCCACCAGATTCAATGAGACCTGAGGGAAATGCATTCGCTGCAATAGTCATGCGGGGTCCATTAGTGGTGTTAGGTTGTGCGTAATGCCTTATAGTAGGAGGGAAACAGATAAACTTACCTGCCTCTGTAGGCTCCTCATGCATTATGTGGTATTTTGTGTCCGTATAATCTCCAAAAGGTGAGATGTTAGTATTACTATACCACGGATTCGGCAAAAGCCAAACTGTTTTATCTTGTGGCAAACCAGATGCATAATAATTACTGCTTAGGAAACAGTTAGGATGCGTGTGGTCAAAGAAATGATCACCAGGATCATTCTTGTTTGCCCATGACGATACAAATTTAAAAGAGGTAGCGTTGGGTGCTATCTCTTTCCTTACTTCTTCCAGACATTCATTCATCCATGAAAATAAATCAGCAAACTGTGGTAGATCATGTAACTGTTTACCTGTCCCACGAGCATTAATACCTGCCCAGATCCAGTTAAAATCATTACGTTTCCACTGTAAGTTTTCTAATTCATATGCAACCTTCTCTACGTCGCCAGGATAATAGAAGCGAAAGAAGGGGATGCCTAGAAAAGTATCTTTCATTGACGAGATTCAATATACTGTCTGTATTCTTTAATGTAATCAAGAAGTTTGTTGATATACTTCTCTTTATCATATCTCTGCTCGACTTGCATCTCGCCAGACTCTGATACAGATATTGTAACTAACTTGTCAACCTCAATGCCAGTGTGCTCGTAATACATGTAAGCATAAGCACTACACTGCACGAAATAGTTTTCCAACCACTCAGGTTTTTTCAATTCCTTTGTGGTTTTGAAATCAATTACAGCAAGCTCGCCATCAAACTGAGCAAGGCAATCAACACGGCCAGCGAGATATAGATTGCGAGAAAATAAAGGGGCTTCAATAAGATGAATATCAGTGATCCGATCAAGATCCTTACGAGCAGCCCTAAAAAGGTACGAGGTAAGACCCTCGCCTTGCGTACGATTTTCCACATCTTCATTTCTTAGATACTTTTCTACTAGGTTGTGATACTTGGTGCCTCTCCAAGAAGATTTCATACGAATCTTCTCTGCCTCGTGGTATCCGACACGCTTCTGCCACTCAAGGATACCTGCCTTAGATTGATGACCGATAACTGTGGTGACAGATGGCACCCACACCTTGTCAAGTTTGTAGAATCTTCCCTGCTCTAGGGTGCGTGATTCTAACTCAAGGATCTCACAAGGAGGTCCTACATGATTAAACATAATTAATTAATATCCAAGAGATAATTTGCTAACGAGATACTCTTTCACGAGACCTGACCTTACTATATCATCAATACCAAACTCTACGCAAGTAAATGATGGCATTTGCTTAAGAATTCTAAGGAAGTCTAGGATACCTTCTCTCTCATTAGATTTTGTCAAGTCTGACTGAAAGTAATCACCACAAAAAATAATTTTGCAGTCTTCTCCAACACGAGTGATAATAGAATCTAACTCGTGGAAGTTTAGGTTTGAAAACTCATCAACAAGAATGATAGAGTTATCAAATGTGGTGCCTCTAATAAAAGAGGTTGACCAGAATGAAATAGTTTCTTGTGCTCTAAGATTAGAATACAATGCTTCAAAACTATTGTCATCAGGCATCTCAAACATATACTTCACCATATTTTTATATGGAATTTGATATAGGTTTGATTTGTCTTCATGATCACCTGGCAAGAAACCAATCTCCCTTGTAGGGACGAGTGACCTTACCATGTAAACCTTCTCATACTTTGATGCAGGGTCAAGACATTGTTTCAATGCAAGATACAAAGAGATGAATGTCTTACCTGTCCCTGCTGCACCATGGAGCACTAGATTCTGTCCCTTACCATATGCTTCCCAGATCTTCTCCTGATTCTCTGTGAGTGGCTCGATGGTTTTAAGGTGCTCAAGGTTGATAGGTTTCTTCCTTCGCAATACCTTGGTTGGGATATTTGCTAGTGACTTCTTTGGTCTAGGCATTAGGTGTATTGACTAAGGTTTGCTTTAGGGTGTGCTGCTTGGACTTTAGACATGACTTCTTTGAAACCATCAGACTGTTTAGGTTTGCCGTAGGTTGTGCCTGCGACACCTTTTGACCAGTCTTTATCCCAATCGGGATTGTCTTTTCTCCATTGATCGTATTCCGCCATGGTCATACGAAACTCTTTCTCTTCACCTGTCTCTCTGTGTTTTACATTGTAGGTTGGCATTAGTCTATCCTCAAACATGGTTGGATGTCATCCCATCCTTCGGGACAACCGCAGTCTTCGCACCATTCAAGTGCTTTAGAGACGATAGGGAATTGACACATGAATACTTTTTTACAAGCATTTGCAATGTCCATGTGCTCTTTTTGTGTGCCATTAGCAGACCTCAATTCAATATAATGAATCCATGATCGGACTGATCCTGTCATGTAGATTCTGGTTGGTGTTGCCAAAGGCAATACCATTCTAGCACACTCTTTAGCAATTCCGTGTCTCAACAACTCATTATATAGATCAACTCCTTCGTTAAAATACTGTGCAATCCTACCCTGCAGGAAATACTTCTCCTTTTGTGGCACATCATCAATACTATTCTGTCTATTCTTACTGTCTTGACGACGTAGATCAGGGACAGGGATCTCACCTAGCAGATTAGTATCAGCATATCTCTGTGAGAACTCTTGAAATGTGAAGCTACGATGCCTCAGAATTTGAGCTGCGATTGCTCTTGTAGTATTGATCTCAAGTGTCAAACTTGCCTGCTCAAATACAGACCAATGATTATGTTTGATGCAATAAGATAGAAGTCCTTCTACCTTTGGATTGTCTTGATTGTTTGGGTTGCTTACTCTCGCAATGTAACCCATTGTTTTTTCTGCCTCAGGTGTGACGCTTACGAGACAAACTTTATTAGTCATGCTTAAAAATTAGACGTGCCATTACTAGTAAACCAAATGATTTCAAGTAACCCAATACAGGTAGTCCAAACGTGCCAACCATGATCCAATTCCAGAAGAACATAAAAACAAGAGGAGATATAAACAGTGCACCCAATGCAGCAGCGACCTTACGTCCTACTGTTTCGTTGTCCATTGCTTTAATCTTCTCTGTCCACTCCTCTACAGTCTCTGCAGGAGCAGGAGTTTCTTCAATTTTTTTTGCTTTTCTTGGATCGATATAGACGCTCAAGACCTATTACCCCATCGAATTTCTGGAAATGCTTCTTTAACTACCGCTTCTGTGATGCGATACTTCTTGTGTAGAGACTTATTAACTGCTTTAATAAATGCCACAGCGTCATCTTTGTAGAGACCCTCTAGCATCTGAATAAACATATTCTCTACCTTCATGTTAGGGAGGTTGTCTGCACCACCCTTGAAGAAATAGTAAAACTTCTTTGCTTCTACAATCAAATTAGTATGCTCTGTCCCCAACGGTGCTTCGTTAGGTGTGTAAGGTACGTCCTCACCAAGAGGCACACGAGGCACGACTGACCCATCAAAGTTGATAATGAATAGTGTGCGAAGTGCTTGACTGTTGTTATCACGAAGAATTTTAATTTTCTCTGCTTTTGTCTTAGCAGAGTGAGTCTTTTGCAAGACCTCACAAATCATAAGTTTTTGTGCCATGATTAATCATCAGTGTCAGTAATTGTATCATCTTCCTCTGTCAAACGCAAGTAGAATAGATCTTCTGTGTCCAGAAAATTACCATTCTCATCATACATCTCGGGATGCATGACTATTTTAGCATAGTCTGCCTTTTCTTGCCACTCGTCAAATGCTGCTTTGATATTCCAAGAGATCAAGAATCCAACAAGGAAACTACCTAACGTGAGGAAGAAGGCAATGTAAAGGAAAGAAAGATCCGCCATGTAATTGCCTCCTAAGACTGTTGTTTTTATTTAGTAACTTTTTTCCTGCCTGGTCTCCTATCCCTTTCATATTTCCATGCATCCTCAAGGATACCGTAGAGATACTTTCTAATCTTTCTTGCTTCTGGTTTTGGGATGTGTCCGTATGCTTCACGCAATACTTTGTCACCTCCCTTGATATATGCATCAAGATCTAGGATAGTATTGTTTAGAGAGTTAGCAGTTGGGGATTCAATAAACTCAGTAGTCTCCTTACGAGTATACTTTGCTCCTTTTAAATACCCATACATGTTAAATAAGAAACGTTTCTTCTCGAATGCTTCATCAATCGATCGCTCGATCAACTCATATAATTCGTTAGCGTTTCTGAGTTTCATTAGAGGAATTTGCCTTCTCGTAGATGTTTTACAGCATCGGTGCAACCACCGACTTTATTCCCACCAATGATTACCTGTGGGAAGGTAGACCCCATACCAAACTCCGCATAGAATTGGTTGCGGTCGAAGTTAACATCGAGTTTCATCTCGTTGTAACTCCATCGATTCATATTATACACTTCTTTAATTTTTGTGCAATAAGGACAACCAGATCTTGTATAGATTGTTGTCGATGGTGGAATCTTTGCCATAATATTATAGAAAAAAAGAAAGGGGTCAGAGACCCCTGATGGTATTATATATCCTTTCTACTTAGAAAGCATACTTCACACCCAACTTACCTCCGTATCCGTTGTCTGCAGAGTCTGCAGTAACAAAAGAGACTTCAGTGTAGAGATCCATCGCCTCAGAGAGTGGAAGACCAAGACCTGCCTTACCAGAGAAGTCAGTGTCAGTGTCACCACCGTCCACAGAAGTCACTGCTGGACCTCCTTGGACGTAGTAAGATGCGATTCCAACTTGTCCTTCGTAACCAACGTGCACGTCAGTC